CACCTTGGATATAAGGATCTGCATCGCTTGCTTGGAATGGAGCCAAAGTGCCCCGAGCAGCTTGAGCATGTTGAGCAGCGGCCAAGCTGGGATGCTGGTCATTGTCGCCATAGTCAGAAGCATCGTTTTGATAAAAACCAATGTCATCGGCAGAGGGGCCGCCTTGACCACCACGACCAGCACCAGCGCCCATAGGAGCAGCAGGACCACCACGGCGGGTCAAACCACGTTGGGCATTCAAATAGTCACGCAAGTTGTCAAAGCCAGAGTCCTTCAATTGTTTTGCAGTGACAACAGGAGCCTTTTTAGAAGCAGCCGAAGGAGCTGCAGCGGGGCGAGACAAAGGATTGCCAGTGAGGTCGGTGTCGCTTGAAGAAACGGGATGGGTTTCAACACCCTCGCCTGTGGGCGTATACATCGAATAATCGGGATGCGAAAAGATTTTGTCGCTGCCAACATTTTGGTCGGTACCGGTATCACCACCGCTAGCAAACTTCTTCACATCACTACCCTTCATGGCAGGACGCTTTTCACCCTTAGAAGGAGCAGCAGCCTTTTTGTCGCCAGTGGGTTTTACTTTGGACAAGCTGCCTTTATCGCCAGCGGGCTTGCTTTTTTCTTTTTCCACATCGCTACCGCGCAGAGCAGGACGTTTAGTGCCTTTAGACTCAGCTTCGGCTTTTTTGTTGCCAGTGGGTTTTACCTTGACCATAGCGACTGCATCGCCAGAGGGCTTTTTCTTTTCTTTTACAACGTCGCTTGAACCGCCTTCTTTCAGCTTTTTGGGCTTGAAGTTTTTGGCTTGTTCAATGTCTTTAAGATCAGCAGCGGTTTTCTTTTCGCCATACACAGCGCCGCCATCTTTTTTGAATTTTTTAACAGTGCCGGTTTCTTTTTTAGCACGACCACCTTTACGCAGCTTAATTTCGCTGGCGTCTTCTTTATCGTGTTCTGCCTTGTCGTGCTGTTTGAATGCTTTTTTGATCATGGCCTTGTCTTGGGCCATGTCTTTCTTCTCCACTTCACCACCGGCTTTTTTCTTGGTCATGCCACCGCCGCAGTACTTTTCTGCCGCTTTAGTGGTGCTACCACCGGATTTCATTTTGGGGAGTGTTTTGAAGCCGTCCATGTTTTTGTCCTCTAGAGTGTTTATTATTGACGGGGAATTGATCAGATTCCCTATAACTACTAATGCAAAAAAGGACCTTTTCAGGCCCTTTCAAACAGCGCTTTTTCCTTTTTTCTGCGCTCTATTAATTCTGGTGGTTTGTTCCAAAGCAAGAAATCATTAGCAGCTTGGGCATAATTCAACTGATTAAGATGCCGCAATACCGAAGATTCTGTAAAATGCTCTGTGCCAATATTAAAACACAGGCTACACAGCGCATCAAATTGGTTTTGATTAATGGGCGCTCGGACCATTTTATCGATGCAACGTTGGCATTCTGCCAAGTCTTGGCGCAATAGACTGTCAACACCTATCTTTGTAAGCTCTGTCGTAATAAGATGCTGCTCGTTGGGTTTAATCAAATGCCCAACACCAATCGTCCAAAGCCCCTTGGTATCCTTATAGGCTCGGGTCCTAAACCCCTCAAACCCAATAATTGTATCAAGGGTTGATTGCTGAATCACGTTGTCTTAGAAAGTTTTGTAAGTCAATGAGTTGCTTAGACAACTGTTCGTATTTGAGATTGTTTTCAATGGCAATACTCAAAACGTCCGTCTCACTTACTTGGCTGGTAACGGTGTCAGTGGCGGAGGCGGCAACATCAATGCTGCTGGGGGTTGGGGGCACATCACTGGCGCTGGTGTTGTACAAGCGCACAAAGCCATTAGTAACACGGCAATTATTAGCGCCCACAGCAGCCGAAACCTGCTTTTGCAGTTGGTTTCGTTCAGTCGAAATTTGCTCAATTTGTTGGACATAAGTTGCGACCATCTGGTCACCACGTTGCTGAATATCATTTTTTTCCTTCTGCGCTTTTAAACTAGCACCTTGAATTTCTGATATATAATAGTTAGAAGTTAGCCGGTAAGCGCCGTATGCGCCAATCAGAATACTGACTAGCGCAATGACAATATAAATTTTAAGGCTGTTGAGTAGGTTTAATAGCATCATGTTCTGTTGCCGCCTTTCCGCCAACCAACACACCACCGCCGCCAAGTAGTGTTCCAAGGCCAATACCCATGTCAGATAGGTTAATCACCCCATTATGGGCCACCTGAATTAAGCTTACTACCAGGTATCCAAAAATACCCACCAGTACGGCAAATCGAGCAATACAATACGTCTCGTTGTCGTCTTCAGTTAAAATATCTTTTAGAAATTTCCAAGTCATTTTTTATCTACTTTGCTATCAAGCTTGTCTTCGATGCGGTGGAGAAGAGTAATAATCTCATCCCACCGATCAAAAAACTCATCTCGGCGCAGGTATTTAGAAGGAATATCAGCCCGAAAGTGGCCATGTTCCTTCTTGATTTCCTGCACTTCGTTCCAGATTTGTTGGCAAAACCAGCCCAACCCCACACAAATAATGGGGATAATTGTATTTATGAGGGATTGGATATCCATTTTGCTTATTTTCCAGTTTCGCGTTTTAGACGTTCTGCAGCTTGGTCAATGGCCAATTGAACAATCGGGCTGATAGTCCCTTTGGGAGCTTGCACCACAACCGGAGCAACTTCTTGCGATGCCACTTCAGCTGCAATTTCAGCTTGCAATTCTTCGACTTTTTGTTCAATTTCTTTAAGAGAGGTAGCCATATTACTCCGCTGCAGGTGGGGTGGGTTCTGCGGCCTGTTGGGCGGCTTGAACCTGGGGAACAGCTTGCTTTTCGATCTTGCCTAAAAGCTCGTGAACTAGCTTGTGTGGCAATTCGCGCAAAGCCGCAATAATCAAGTTAACTTCTTCAATGGTATGTTCTAAACTAATCATAGTTTCATCCTATATTGCGCCACCAAAATGGGGTGGTGGCTTCCCACTATATTATGCAGCAGGAGTGGCCCAAGGCAACGGTTGTGTTACAGGCGACACAGGGGGGTTAGCTAATGAATTCAATTGACCCTGCACATTCGCCTCATAGTTGGCGATACCTTGTTCGCCCAGAGACTCTTGCACCCAACCAATGACTTGAGCTTCAGTCAGGCTTGAATAGGGTTCGAAGCCAGCTTGTGCGTCAGTAACGGGGTACTGGGTGTTGCCACCAATAGATGCGGTGTGGACTGAATCAGTACCAGTAAGCAGCCAGTTGACGTTCACAACGTAGCCAGCGTTTGTGCCGCTAGGCCATTGTTGCATGGAGGTAACTGTCCAAGTGTAAGTTGTTGCCATTTTAATTTCCTTTCAGTTGAGATTGAAGTTGCGCTACTTGCGCCGATAGTTCTTGAATTGCTTTTACAAGATAAGGTAAAAGATTTGGTGTCAATTGTTTTAAAGGTTCACCATTGGTTAACGCTTTAATTTCATCTGTAATATCAGTTGTTTCGGTTACTTGTTCAGGAAGAACTTTTTCATATTCTTGAGCCAAAAAAGAAACATCGTGTTTACCACTAATTATGTAATCAAACTCTACAGGATTTAGAGCATTGATAATATCTAAACCTTTTTGAACAGGTTTAATATTTGTTTTTATTCTTTCATCAGATGATATAGACCAAAGTGTTGAATTGTTATATTGATACCATCCACCTGTGCTTGATTGATAAGCTCTAGGTGTTCCAGTTCCATCTGATAAAACAATAAAGTTACTTGAAGTGGTGATATTTATACCACCTTGATTGCCATTGTATGTACCAAGAACAGTGTTTTGAGTTCCTGTTGTAACGCTATATCCAGCAGATTGACCAATAAATGTATTTAATTGATTACCGGTAGTATTGCAAGAATAACCTGATTGATAACCTACAAATGTATTGTATGCTCCTGTAGTTTGGTTATACCCCGCCTGATAACCTACAGCAGTGTTGTATGAGGCTGTGGTGTTGTTGAATAAAGCAGAATCACCAATGGCGGTGTTGTAATTTGCAGTGGTGGTATAATACAAAGCAAAATTACCAAGCGCAGAGTTGCTTGTGCCAGTTGTAATATTTCCCGCAGAGTTCAAACCAATTGCAGTATTGTTTTGGCCTGTAGTGGTTAAGAACAGCGAGTATGAACCAACAGCAGTATTTCCAGCACCAGTAGAAACAGACAAAGCATTTGCGCCAAACGCAGTGCTATCTGACGCAGTTGTGTTGGCTTTAAGGGCGTTTACGCCTGTCGCTGTATTGCGCGTACCAGTAGTGTTGGCATTAAGCGATTGGTAACCCACAGCAGTATTGTTAGAGGCTGTGGTGTTGGAGCGTAGTGCTTGTTGACCTACGCCTACATTGTATGAACCCGTGGTTGTGAAATACATTGCATCACTACCAACAGCAATGTTTCCAGTTCCCGTAGTGCTTGTGTGCAAAGCATCCGAACCAACAGCCGTGTTGCTTGAACCGCCATTTTGCAAAAGCAATGCACGAAACCCCAAAGCGGTATTTGAATTATCAGCAGTTGCAGCATTTAATGCGTTATAACCAAGAGCCAAATTTCCTGAGCCAGTCGTATTAGCCGCCAAAGCACTAGCACCCACAGCAGTATTTGTAGAAACACTACCAGCCCCTTGACCCACAGTCAGCCCGTGGATAGAGGCGTCAGATGTGCTTGTCAGCGTGGTGAACTTGCCAGTTCCAGGCGTTGTAGCGCCGATATTCACACCATCCAAAGTGGTAGACGTAGCACCTAGTGCAACACTTGTTGAGCCAATCGTCACGCTACTATTTACCAATTTTGCGTTGGTAATAGAGCCAGCCAGCATGGTGTTAGTGACAGTCCCTGTATCGCCTGTGGACACCAAAGTGCCATTAGCGAGGGGGATGTTCAGATTGAACGTAGATGCGGTGTTTTGACCAACCAAGTTAGTCTGACCGCCGCTGTTTGCTTGGAATACTAATTGACCCATGATTGTCCTTTAAGGTGCAATGTAAATGATATTGTTGACAGTCAGAGCGCCTGTCGAGGGGTTGAACTGTAATTTGGTCGAACTTGTCGTTTGAGGCAAATTACCGCTGGTGCTAGAAACAATTGTCGGATACCAAGTCGCATTTGACGTTGTATTGTCTGTAATCGCTGTATTCGTAGCGTTCGTTGCCGTGGTCGCAGTCGTTGCCGAAGTCGCATTTCCAGACAAAGCGCCAACAAAAGTGGTCGATGTAACGCTAGTTAAACCCGCCAATGCCGTAGCAGTTCCACCAAGGCTAATAGCCGTTGAACCAACGGTGATTGATGAGTTGTTAAGGGCAGAGTTAGGGATGCTAGTTAAAGACGCCCCAGAGCCGCTAAAAACCGTTGCCGTAAGCGTTCCAGTAGAAGGGTTGAACTGATATTTAGTCGAACTGGTGTATTCGGTTGTCAGATTGCCGCTAGTAGCAGACGCAAACAATGGGTAGCGTGTTGCGTTAGTGGTCGTGTCGTCTGTGACCGTAGCGTAAGCGGTAGGCGTTGACCAAGTTGGTGCGCCAGAGCCGTTAGAGGTCAGCACTTGGCCTGTCGTTCCTGCCGCTGAAATAGCGAGAGCAGAAGCGCCAGAATAGACGATACCGCCAGCAACAGCGGTCAAAGCAGCGTTAGTGCCGCCATAAAGCAATCCAGGCGGGTTGCCGTTCCATGTTCCATTCGTATATGAGCCAGCCCATGAAAGCGTATTGGTTGACCAGTTTGCATTGCTAGGGGGTGAATTATGGTAATCCCACGACCCTGCGGCAATTGAGTTGCTCAACAAAACAACCGTGATGTAAGCACCCGCTTGCACCGTGGAAACCGTTGTGGACGAATTATTCTGAATAACAATCGTGCCGCTAGACTGATTGTTATTGAATGTAAACGTAGCGCCAGAAGGTAAAGTGGTCGCATCGGGCAGCTTAATCGTCTGACCGCCAGAGCCTGTAATAGCCCAATTCTGAACAGAACCCGCTGTCAGCGTAATCAATGTGCCAGCAGCTTGGCTTGTGTAACCCTCAAACAAGCAGTTAGTCGTGATATTCCCATTGGAATCACGCAAAACAACCGAATTAGCACCGCTGGACGATGTAACCCCTGTCCCGCCATTAGCCACCGCCAGAGTGCCGGACAAGGTAATAGCGCCAGCAGTCGCAGAAGAAGGCGTTAAACCCGTTGTGCCGCCGCTAAACGTAGAGACAAAGTTACCAGTAAGCGCAGATGTAGGAATGGTCGTAGAGGCCGTAAAAGCCCCTGTGCCATTTCCATACACATAGCCTGTCAGCGTATTAGCGCCTGTGCCGCCATTAGCTACATTAAGTATGCCGCCAAGCGTTACAGCGCCAGTTGTAGCGGTGCTAGGGGTAAACCCTGTTGTTCCAGCCGAAAAGCTAAGAACACCTGTGTTGGCGATAGTTACTGCTGCTGACCCGTTAAATGAGCCGCCAGATAGTCCAGTACCAATAGTAAGGGCGTTGGGAGTCTGGGCAGTAATTGATCCGCTGCCACCCAGAGAAACGCTAACACCATTGAACGTAACACTAGAGTTCGCCAAGGAACTATTGGGTATCGCTGCATTGATTTGGCTTGGTGCAATACTGATAGCAGTAGACCCCGCCGATGTTAACTGACCTTGAGCGTTTACGGTAAAAGTGCCAACACTAGATGCAGAGCCGTAAGAGCCAGCCGACACCCCTGTGTTGGTAATGCTAAACGTGTAAGAGCTAAGGGTTAACCCTGTGCCAGCAAAATAGGATACTGCGCTGGCAAGCTGCGACCAAGTAATGGGAGTCGTGCCAAGCGTTCCAGAAGCGGGAATCGTGCAGACCCATCCGCTGTTTTGCTGAGTTGAGCCGTTCTGAATAAAGATAAACGCCGAAATCAGCGAGGCGTAAGTATTGGCATCGCTAGTGCGTGACCATGCGCCGCTAGAGGCTGCGTAAATGCCGTTATTAGCCTGATTAGACTGGTTTTTAACCAGAACTCGGTCGCCAGCTAGGGTAGTGTAGCCATCAATCGTTTGAAGGCCAGAAAGCGTTATATTGCCCGTTGTAGCGCATTGGGCTTCAGCTTTGATTGCGTAGCCTTGAACAACCATGTCCACATAGGCTTTGTTCGTCAAGTCTGTCGGGTTCGCCGCAGTATTAGCCACAGTTCCCGAGGTCGTAGCCATCGAGGTAAAAGTAGCGGCAGCAGGGACAGAACCACCGATAACTGAGCTATCAATGGTTGAATTTGTGATTGTCAGACCCGATTGAATAGGGTTGACAGTTGCATAAAAGGGCTGACCCTGACCGATAAACGTATTAAATGTGTTATCCAAATTGAACAATGCCTGGACAGGCAAGATGTTCTGGTCAACGGTCTTATTAGGGCCAGCCATTTTCTTCCTTACGATTGGTCAACCGTTGGAGTAACGTAAACCAAGTTAGTGCCAGCAGAGGCAATAGCGGTCACATAAACAGGATATTGCATATTTACAGCAGGAACAGCGATCAAGATCGGTGTTGTCATTCCCGCGGGCAATACGAAGTCCCCAAATGTCCCGTCTGTTGGCAATTTTGCCACATCGCTCGAAATAGTGCTGAATTTGATAGCAACAGTCGCTGTAC